TAACTTGTGTTGCACTTGTAAATCCTGTAATTTTAACTAATCCTTTTTGTGCTAAACTATCAGTAGTTATGGTTATTTCTATTGTACCACCACTACTAGTATCTAAATCGTGTTGCACTCTAATTTGTGTATTACCATCTTGAGCCACAGATGAACTAAAAGAAAAGTTTGCTGATGTACCACCTGATGTATTACCAAGCACAACAAAATCCACAAAACCATTTCCATCATTTATATCTCTTTGTAATACAACACTACCTTTCCAGGTACCACTTGTAGTAACAGAAAAATTAGAAAAACTAACATCTAATTCAGAAGTATTAGTTACTCCTGTAGCACTACTAGAGTGTGTAACTGTTCTTTGTCCTGATGTTCTAATCTGATCTATAGCCCATATTGAATCAACGTGACCTGATTCAAATAAAGATGCAGATGCAGTTAAAGTTATACTACCTGTAGTTCCACTAGGTGTAATTGTTGTTGCTGTAATGTTTTGATCTAATAATGGTGGATAAACATATTCAATATCTGATATTACAAATGTAGGTGCAATAGTTGCTCTAACTACTTTTAAAGGTTCGTGATTAGGATGTGTTAATATTAATGTATCAAATCTTCTGATAAACTGTATAGTATCTAAATCTGATTCGCTATAAGGTACAGTACCAGAAATACTACTATCTGATACTTGACTACCATCAGAATTATAAACTCTAATATATCCAACACCAACTTCAACAATATAATTAGTGTCAGCAGAAAAATCAAAAGGAATTAGTTTTACTTTTTTATCACCATTAGATGATCCTGAACTTGCTGTACCTTTTGTTTTTGCAACAAATTCTGTACCACTACGTCTTTCAACTCCACCACCAAATAATACATAAAAGTTATCTAAATCACGACAACCGGTTTTGTACATTTCTAAATCAGAACGACCATCTATTTTTCGAGAAAGTTCTCCAGCATTAAACGCTTGTATATAACTTATTGCCAAAACTTTCTCCTATATTATTGGTGAACTATAATTTCTTGATACAAGAAAGTTGCTTTCTTCGTTGTCCCAATTTTTGTTTTCTATTGTATCAATACTACGAGCAGCAGGTAGTATGATTGTTTGTAATTCTGTTAATAAATTGTTTTTAAGTTTTTCATCTAATTGCATAGGCACAGCAAGTTTCATAGCTAGATTACATATAACTGCTTGTTGTGCTAATGGATCTAGTATACTAACATCTTCTGGTTTTGCTACATATTTAAGATATGCTTCTTCATAATCTGTTAATACTTCTCCTGACTCTACAGACCATTCTGTTGTATCATCATATGCTTCTGTAGACGCATATAAATTAATTACTCTAACAAAATCTATTGGTAATGCGTATTTAAATTGATATTTAAAAGCAGGTGCTTCTGCTAACCTGGTAAGCTGAACTCGTTTAGTTGCAGAGTTCCAAGAGTATAATCGTAATGTTTCAACTAATGCTTGATCAAAAAGAATGTTACAAAGTTTTGCAGAAAAAATAACGCCATCATCTGTGGCTTGTGCTACATCAAGTGAAGCGATTGTGTCTGCACCTATTTTAAGAAGTGCGTGATTACATATTTCTATTTTATTTAAAGCCATACTTCACTCCTAAAAAAATGGTGGACTTATACTAACCGAGAAGGTAGTTAGATGCCACCTGATATTACTTATTATTTTCTATCAATAAAATAGAAAACTTGTCCCTCTACTGCTATATCAGCAGCAAAAGCTTGTGCATTTTGTGTCATAGTAACAAGACCTGCACCACTAACTTTAAGTCCATTTCCTGAAAAATAACCATTTGTTACTGAACTACTACTAGTATTAATAGTAAGAGCAGACCCTACAGTTATTGAATCAACTTTTAAAGTTATAGCAGCACTTGCGTGACCACCAAAACCAGCACCTGGCTGAACAGCTATTCCTACAACAACAGCATCTTTAGGAAGACAAGTTAAGTTAATAACATCTCCTCCACTACCAGCAGCAGTTGAAGTAAAAGAAAAGTTAGCTACTTGTAAGCCACCATTAGCAGCGAAAGCATAATCGCCTGTTCGCACTGTAGTTGCATCAATAGAAGTAGTATCACCATAAACACGAGTAATCTCGTTAGAATTTAATGTTGCCATTTAATTACCTCCTTTAAGATGCGTCAGCACCAGATTCTTTAACACCGATTTGAACAACTTTCTTTTCTTCCATACGAACAGCACCTGTTCTCATACAAG